AAATTAGTTGAATCTCCACACATAAGTTTATGTTTTCCTAATAGCCAAATATCCCCTTGTTTTGAAAAATACTTTTCTTCAACATCAGGAATATCTATTTCTTTTATTTCATTTTCATCAAGAATTTCACCAGGTAATAATGCTTCAATTTCATCAAGATTAAAACCTGTTAATTCTAGGTTTTCTCCTAGTTTTGTTAGTTCTTCAAATAATTTTTGATAATCCCATTCACCTAGCTCTATTGCTCTCGCTTCTCCAATTCTTATTGTTTGTATTTCATTTTCAGTTAAATTTTCAATGAAAATACATTCAATTTCAGTTAATCCTAATATTTTTGCTGCTTCTACTTTCGCATAGTCACTAACAACATAATTATTAGCATCAACTATTATTGGGAATACACAACCAAATCTATCTAATAAGTTTTTATATAAATTAATTTGATTATTTGTACTTTTTCTAGGGTTCTTAGGATTTTCTTTTAAAACATCTAATTTAATCTTAGTTATTTTCATAGTCCTCCCTGTTCTAATTTGTTTTAAATCTTTGCATTATAAAAACAAATAATTATATTTTCAGTTTTAGGATTAAAGTGCCTCACATTATTATCACGCGAGAAAACTATTAAAAAGCATTGATATTAAATGGAAAAAAATTTTTGAAAGTGTAAAAATAGGAAGTTTTTTCTTCCTATTTTTTGCAAAAAAATGCCAAATGATTTTTGGTATCACATTTGACTTTGCAATTAAAGAGTATTAGATTTGCGAAGAATAGTTCGAGCCTCTCTATATTAGAAAAAAAATCTCTTTGTGGAGATGCTCTTTGTTGTGAATGAGTAAGGATGTCTTTTATCTTACTACGATAAAAAACAACCTGTCTGTAGCATTTATTGCTACTACTAGTAACAATATCATCAACTATTTTATAGTCAAATATCCATTCTAAATTATCTCTAATTAGTGAATCTAAATCTTGACATCTAAAATTTATAAACTTTTCTTTAAGGACCTCAACTGATTTCTCTACTTCCTCAATCAATATTTTTCCCAAAGTCTGTGATATTGTGTTTTGAATGCAATCTTTTATGTCTTTTATTGTTATATATTTTATTGAGTTAAATTCAAAATAGCTTTTTATAATTTTCTTAGTTAATCTGTGTTCAAGTCTTAGAATTGCTCCCTTAACTTTTCTCATATTCTTTTTATTATTTTCATGCCCTTTTGAATAGAGCCTGATTTTCCAACCTGTCATTGGCTGAAATGTAAAACCTGTTGTATAAAACTTATTTTCATTTTGATTAAAGTTGTAATATTGGACCTTATCCAAATCATTATATTTTCTTGTAAGTGCTTTAAAAAAATAACTTACAATATTATGAAATTTATAGAAATTTCCTACAACTTCTTGTGTAGTAAATTCAAAATATTCATATTTTACTTCATCTTCTGTTATTTCATAATCAATTAAACTATTGATTAATTTTATTAGATTATCTTCTACTATAATTTTTTTTACTTCATCAGATAATGGAAAAATATTATTATCTTCAAAAAATCGTGGATAAGAAAAATCTATTTTAATTGTTGATATTTTTTTTATTTTTTTTTCTTCTAACTTAATGTAATTGATATTCTTTTTATCAATTTTGTAATTATTTGTATGATTTGAAAGACTTTCTGAAAAAGAATGAGGAAACATTTTTTTAATTCTTTCTCTTACATACAAAATGTCGGTCTGGACATCAACAAAGACACAAGCTCTATCTAGTCCATACATTAGAATTTCACTTTTATTATTTTTTCACAGTGCGGACAAACTATTTCTAATTCTCTTTTTTTAAGGTAAATTGTTACCTTTCTACCTTTTGCTACTCTTATTCTTTCTTGATTTTCAGAATATGAATATAGATATTCTCCACAACTGCAATAATCATGACTTATTTCTTTATCCGAATTCTTGGCTTTGGACATTCATACCAGCTCCTCCTTATTTTTTGATATGTAAGAATTTCATATTGTTCATCATTATATTTTTTAGAAAGTTTCTCATAACCTTGTTTGAATGTTCTCTTATCTGAATAACAAAACTTAGCAATAATATTTTTATATTCAGTATTCTCATATATAATTTTTTCTTTTGAGATTATTTTTATTAGATAATTGTAGTCAAATTCATAGTTCATGAAATTTCCTTTCAAATTACATTTACCAAAGTAAGTATTTACAATATACATCTAAATTGATTTTATTAATATCATACTTTTATTAAAAAAGCAAGTTTTACTATTGTAAATGTGAGTATAATTTTTTTTGAATAGTAGAGTTTAAGTAGACTTATTATAAAAAAAATATAAAATAAAAATGGAGGAATAAATTTATCCTCCATTTTTTTATTAAAAATTATTATAATCTATAATCCTAACAATTCCTTTTTCTTTTTATTAAATTCTTCTTGGGTTATAATGCCTTGGTCTAATAATGATTTAAATTTTAATATTTCATCAGCAGAGCTAACTTGTTGATGAAATATTTGTGTTTCTAATGGTTTTCTTAATTCTTCTCTAGCTTTATTAACTGCATTTACAAAAGGTACTAATGTATCTTTTTGAACATTTTTAATTTTCATTCTTGAAGCTCCATCCCAAATTTCAATGTCACCTAATATTAGTCCTTTCTTATGTCCTATTGAATTTATTTTTTCCAATGGTATTTCAATTTGTTTTAATCCAAATATCATTCCTTTATCTAAAAAAATTACTCTTTTATTTGTTGAAACAATCAACCAAGTATTATTATTTAGAAGTCCTGAAGTAGCATAAGTTATTACTTCATTATCCTGAATAATATTAGGAAGTTCTTTTACTTCCTTTTTAGTTCCAAAAAAATCTTTTGCCCCACACTCTTTTAACATTAATTGAATTTCTTCTAAACTCTTCATTTTCCCTCCTAATAAAATATAATATTTTTTTTTAATTATTCACTGGAAATAATTCCCTAAAAAATTTAATAATTTTACATTTTATATATACCCATTTGAGTCTTTTTCCATCAACAGAATTTGGTAAAATATCAATAGCTGCTTTATAGTAATTAATTTGTTCATCTAAAAATTCAGAAGTATCTCCTAGTACAATAAAAAACTCTTGTTCTTGTTCAGGAGTCCATTTATAGTAAGGTAAATTTTCTAAAATAAAATTATGTAACCTTAATTTATAGGTACTAAGATTTTTAAGATAATAATAATTACACATGTTTTCAAAAATATTTAAAATTTTTTCTTTTGATAAAATATTTTGACTAACTGTATAATCCCCTCCTACAATAATGTTATTATTTCCAATCTCACTTTCATAACAACGTATCCCCATTTTTCTCCTCCCTTATTTTATATTATTTTTTTAATAATGAATTGTAGATATTTCTTATACTTTCAGCATCAACCTCATTAAGTTTTGTTAAGTCCAGTGACATATTTTTATCATTTTTTTCAGCTGTTGTATTGATAGGAGAATTAGAAATATCTCCTCCTACCATAATATTATTATTTCCAATTTTACTATTAATGAAATTAAAATTTCCTTCTTTTTTATTTTTTATAATATCATCTTCTGGGAGTAAATATCCAATAATCCAATAAAATTGTTTATAGTGAACACCTAATGCCTTTGCCAATTGAATTAAATATATAGGGTTTACTCTTTTTGATTTTCCATACATTATTTCATTTAAAGTTTTTGCATTAACTCCACTTTTTTTTGACAATTGATTAAATCCTAAATTCTTTTCTTGTCTTAAATTGTCAATATATTCTCCTAATTCTTTTATTTTTTCATCCATATTTAACCTCCCTTTTTTTGTTTTATTTTATAATTTTTATTTACATAAGTAAACGATTTTCTAAAAAAAGTGTTGACAAAAGTAATCAGATAGTTTATATTTACCTTAGTAATCATTTACGATTGTAAATATAAATAAAAGGAGGTAGCTATGGATAATTTGGATATAGAGAAATTTATAAAAATAAAATGTATTGAAAAAAATATAAAAATTAATCAACTTGCAAATGAACTTAACATGTCCAGACAATTAATGTGGCATCACATAAAAAAGAAAAAAAAAGAAGTTTTAAAGCAAATTGAAAGTATTTTAAAAATTCCTGAAAATACATTAAAAAATTTTAAAGTAGAATAGGAGGATAATTGGAAATTTTTAGTTATATCATTTTAATATTTTTATTTTCATTAGTTTTTAATTTTTTTATATTTATCATTTCATTAGTTTTTTTAATAAAATATTTTATTAGTTAAGCCAGGAGGAAATATGCTATTAACTATCATTTTATGTACTTTAATTGCTTCAATTTTTAATGGAATTTTTTATTTTTTAGTTTCTTTTTTTCTTTTTAAAAAAATGAAAGCAGCTTTAAAAGAGACTGCTAGAGCTTTGGAAAAGTTAAAAAATATAAAAAAAGATAATTAAGTTTATTTATCATCTTTATCAATAATAAGAGAAAGACATATTCCGATCAAAGCAAGGATAGCTTCTTTTCTAGCTAAGACCCATATTCCTGCTTCTCCAAAATGCTCTTTTATAAAAATAGGAAGTTGATTAATCCATTCTTTTTTAAATATTAATAAAAGATAAAAAAAAACTGAAATAAGGGCTATAATTTCATTTTTAGATAACGTTTTATTATAGTTTTTAGCATCTTCCTCAATAGAATTAAAATCATCAATGGAAGAAAAATTTTCAATATCTTCTTTTGTTAAAGTTTCTTCAATATCCTCTGAAATTGAATTTAATAATTCTATTGTTTCATTTTCTTTTTTATCTTCATTGGTTCTAGAAATTATAAAAGAAGATTGAGAAAAAAATTTAAAATAATTTTTATTAATAATATCTATTTTAGCAAAAGTATTTTGTAATTCTGATATGAGATTAAAATCAAAAGCTGAAGTAAATTGATTATGAAAATTTGTTATTTCTAAAACTGCTTTTTGAAGAGCAGTAGTATCTATTTTAGGAATATTTAGTTTTAATTTTTCTATAGTATCATAAGGAATTCTTTGAATTTGTTTTATTTTTTCTAGTGTACCAATATTAATAAAAGATATTTGTGGTTTGATAGAGGAAATAAATTTAAGTTGAGCATTAGATAAACTACTTATTTTTTTAATTTTTACTAATTCTTCTTTAGAAAATTTATAAGACATAAAAAATCAACTCCTTAAATAAAAAATAATCTTTGAATAGCATGGCTCACAAACTGCTTCCCCAAGCACTGAATACTTGTGGGCTGTGCTATTAAAAGATTAAATTATTCATGAGTAACATTTTCATTATCTGGAATATACTCAAATAAATCATTTGGTTGGCAATTGAATAATTTACATAATTTGTCAATATGAAGAGTAGGGATTCTAACTATTGTTCCATAATAATATTTATTCATAACAGTAGTAGTTATTCCAGTGGCTTCCATGACATCTTTTTGTGTCATTCTTTTTTCAGCCATTAAAATATGAATTTTAAATTTTATCATATTAAACCTCCTTTTAAATTTTTAATTGCTTTTAATACGATTATATACTATTAAAAGCAATTTTACAACATTTTTTAAAATAAAAAAATTGTTTAAAACAATTTTTACACTTGACAAACAATTTAAAATAGATTATTATTAGCTTATAACAATTAAAAATTGTGTAAATTAATAAAAAGATTTTTTAAATTTTAGGAGGAATATAGAAAACCAAGATAAGGAAGTGTAATGATTAAAAGTTTTTTACTTATTTGTTTCTTGATAACTGTTTGTTTTTTCATAAATTTAATACTTTATTTGATTACTTGGTATTTACTTGGTAAGAAAATTAAAAAGTTTTTAGATGAGTGCAAAAATGATTTCAAGTTATGGAGAAAATAAAAAAAGAGCCACCGACCAAAGTACTCTTTTCTTTTAAAGAAGTAATTATCTAATAATTAACTCCCTTATTGATTTAAATAATTATAGCATAATTATTATAAAATTACAATATATTTTCTATATTTCCCAAGAGAATGGGAGGAAGATTTATGAAACTAACAGAACTACAAGAACTAATTAACAAGTATGGAGAAACGACAAAATTCATTGAAATTAAGGATGAACTTAAGAAAATGGGCTATCCTTGTAACATCAAAGTAGGCGATAAAAATGCCTAAGAAAAAAGATAAAATACCTGAAAATTTTAGAACTATTTATATCATAACTAATGCTGATAAAACTATTCTTTCAGCATTTTCTTCTGAAGAAGAAGCAAAAAAAGAAATTGATTTTAAATATTCAATTTTACCAGAAAAATTCAATATCCAACCTTGCTGTTTGAACATTGATAAAAGTTTTGCTGAAGAAATAAAAAAAAGATTTTAAGGAGTGTAAAAATGGAAAAAGACTTGTATTTCAAAGATGAAGAAGCTAAATATATTTTTTACTTAGTAGAAATAGGTGGAAGAATTCAAATGGATCTATTAGGGATAAGAAGAATCCATTACATAAATAAAGATATGGCTAAAAGCTGGTATGAAGAAATTAATATTAAAATAAAAAATTCAAAACATCCAAAAGCAGTTGAAGCTGTAAAACAACTTGAAAATTTATATAAAGGGATGAAATGATAAGGAGACCAACTATGAAAAGTAGAGAATATATTGAAAATAAAATAAAAAAACTTGAAGATTTAAGAAGTGACCTTTTAAAAGAATATCAAGAAAAATTAGATGCTGGTAATAATGATAAAGTTCTTTGGCAATATATAAGTAATAAAAATATAGAAATTTGGACTTTAAAAGACATATTAAAAGATTAATTGGAGGCTTAAATGTATATAAAAGATAGAAAAAAAATAGAAAAAGCATTAGCAAATTTAATAAATGAAATGATAACACAAGAAATGATTGAAGAAAATAAAAAAGAAACTGCTGATCAGTTATTAGCAGCTAGAGAATATGAAATAAGACAAATTTGTGAAGAAATTGCTCTGCAATATTCATTAATTAAAAAACCAATTTATTAAAAAATAAGGAGCTGGATAAAATGCAAGAAAAAACATTTAAGCAGTTATTGATGTCCAGTAACTATTACACATTGAATAAGCAAATTGTTAAAGAACTTGGGATAGAATCAGCCTTCCTACTAACAATTCTCATAGAAGCATCTGACGGACTATCAGATAATGAGGGTTGGTTCTATCAAACCATAGAAAAAATTGGAGAACTTACAGGGCTTGGTAGACACAAGCAAGATAAGATAATCAAAGAGTTAGTTGACTTAAAAATATTGGAACAAAAAAATAAGGGAGTTCCCTGCAAAAGATATTTTAAAGTCAACTATGAAATGATTGAAAATCTAGTTTTCCAAAATCAGCAATCTAGTTTGTCTGAAAACGACAAACTAGATTGTCAAAAAAAGACAAACTATTCTGCTGAAAATAGTCAAACTAGTTTGTCTGAAAACGGCAACAATAAAGAATATATAATAAATAACTTAAATAAAGAATTAAATCATAAAGAACATAATAAATCATGTGATGATTGTTCTGATGATTTAAAAGCAATAAAAAAATGGTTCAAAGAAAATAAAATTGATTTTTCTAAGAAGCATGAAAATAAAATTATTGAGTTATTAAAGGACAACTCTTTGGGATATCTTTTAAAACTCTTCCAAGAACAAATAGATATTTTAAAAAATAAACCAGAAGTAAAAAATATAGCTGCTATTTTCTCTAATCATCTTTTTAAAGGGACTGCTGAAATTAACCTTAAAGAAATTGAAAATAGAGAAATTGAACAGGAAAATTTAAAAAAAGAAGAAAAAAAGGAGAGTGAAAAAAATGAAAAATATCTTGAAATTTTTAAAAGTCTCTCTTTAGAGCAACAAGAAAATATTGAATTAGATATATTAAATAAAAATAATATTAAACATTTTTCAAAATTAAAAAATAAAAGCGGATTTATATATTATAGATTGATTAGTCCTTTTATTTATGAAGAACTAAAAGAAAAAGGTTTAATTTAAAGGAGGTCTATGGCAACAATAAAAATCAATATGCCTTTTGAAAAATGGGTTGAAGTTCAAAATGAATTTAAAGAAGTTAATAAAATGCTTGCTGATGATGAAAAATTGGACTTTGAAAAATACCAATACTGTTCTAGTTATGGTAGATTACTATGTCACTTATATTTAATAAAAGTTGGAACAACAAAGACTTTGAAAGAACCTGAATTTTATAACAAAAAAGGAGTGTAATTTAATGAAATTACGTGGAAAATTTTATAGCATCATAACAGGTGGAGTTTATAAAGTTTTAAATATAAATTTTCAAACTAGAAAAATTATAGGAATAAATAAAAATGAAGAATTAACTTTTGAATTTAAAGATGTCATTTGGTTAGAGAGCACAGGAATAAAGGAAGATAAAAAATATATATACACAGATGATTATCTATTAGCAACAAAAGATGAAAATTTAATTTTATGTGGAATTGTAAAAAGAAGAAAAGATGGAGTATTTGTATTAGAAAATAAAAAACAACATAAAAGTATTCCATTAATAGAGTTGAAAGCTAGTGGAGTAAAATTAATAAATTTACAAAATCATAAAATTTATTTTGCAAAAAAGAACAATAAAACAATTAAAAAATAGGAGGAGATTATGGGAGTCGTACTTGTAAAAAATAATAAAGGTGGAGTAGGTAAAAGCTGGATAGCTTTACAATTAGCAGCATACAAAGCCTTTCAAAATGAAAAAGTCTTGATATTAACTTCAGACTCTCAGAATAATATTTTAAATTATTCTGGAATAAAAATTAAAGATACTAATAAAAAAGGACTTGAAGATTTATTGGAAGGGAAGAATTATGAATTAACAAAATTAAGACCCAATTTATTTTTCTTGCATCTTCAAGACTATAAAGTAAAAGGGAATCTTGATGAAAAATTTAAGAAACAAATTAATAATCTGAAAAAGGAATTTAAACATATCATCATAGATGGTTCTCCAGTTATGAATTTGGACAATGTCTTTGTTGATGTAGCTGAACATATAATTGTTCCAACTTTCTTGGACTCAGTTACAACAAACTCTATTTTAAACTTACTTAAAAAAACGGATATATCTAAAATTAGAGCTGTTATCCCAAATAGGGTAGGAAGAACTGCAATAGAGAAGAACTTTTATTCTTTTTTAAAAGAAAAGTTAAATCGTTCAGGAGTATTTTTATCTATTCCAATTAAGCAATCTTCAATAATCTTAAACTTAATTGAAAAAGGTACTCTACTTTGGGAAAGAAGAGCTCAAGAATTAGAGCAAATAAAAAATGTTTTTATAAAAGTGTGGGGTGAAATAGAAGATGAGTAATGAAAATAATGTAATGAAAGCATTTGAAGATGCAATAGCTGGAAGTCAATTAAGAAAATTTGATTTCGGAAGTTACGAAATTTCTGATGATGAAAAACAAAAAGTAGAAGAACAAGAAGCAAAGCTTCTAAATACTTTTAGAAAATATAAAAATAATCTCTTTGATATCTGTAGTTCTTTAGCTGAAATAGAAAAACTATTAAAACCATCTGGAAGTTTTATGGCTTGGTATGAGAGTGCAGGTTTTACAAAAGACATGATTTCTGTATTCTTAAAGCGTTGGGACTTATATCTTTGGGTTCCTGATTATAAAGATAAAATTTTTAGCTTATCAGATCAAGCAATTAAGGTTTTATCACATAATTCAGTAGGACTTGAAGATGTAAAAGCTGTACTAAGCACAGATGTTTCAAAAGTTAAAGAAATAAGAGAGCTTCTAGCTCCTCCAAAAAAAGAAGAAATAATTGAAGTTAAAGTTGAAGGTCAAAGATATTTCAATTTTAACAAAATAAAAAAAATGGAAAAAAGAGCTAAGAAGTTAAAAGAGGAAGAAAAAATAGAATATAAAAAAGAATTGACTGAATATATCAACAGTCTACAAAAGCTTATGGAGGAACTATGATTGATAAAAAAACTTTAATAGAAAAAGCAGAAGCAACTATTAAATATAATGAATCATTGATTAATGATGATGCAGCTGTTGCTATGTTAGGAATTGCAAGAATTGTTAGTTTAAGAAATGAAGTAGAGGAACTTAAAGTTTTCATAAAGGTTTTAAACAGATTAGTCTAAAAAAGACTTTATCATTTTACACTGCAAATAACTTGCTCGTGTTGATAAAGCCCCGAAACAGTTTTATTTTACAAGAAGTTGTTTGCAGTGTCAATACATTTTAGGAGAATAAGATGTTAAAAATAAGAAAAATAGAAAATATAAAAGATAAATTTGGAATATTTAAAAAGAAAGTAAGTAGACCAATTTTATATAAAGAAATTTATGGAATAAATCAGTTAAGTGCTTGTAATAGAAATGGTTCATATTCAAGTTGGGACTTCACTGGAACAATAAATGAAGTTAATGAATATGAAAAGAGATGGTGTAGTAAAGGAACAAATGGTTTTGACTTTATAGGAGTAGAAGTTTTAAAAGGCTTTCAAGGACAATCAAATTATTATGGTTGGATATAGAGGAGGATTAATGCTAGAAATAAAAAAAATATGGGGAGATACTTACCTTGTCAATGGAGAGTATTTAACACAAGATTTTAATCAAGCTGTTGTACTAGCTTATGAAAATAAAAAAATAAAAAACTTTGAAGTAGATTATAGGGAAATTAGTTTTTTGGAAAATTTAAAAAATAAAATAAATTTTATATTTAAACTTTTAGAAAGTTGGATGTGATTTTATGGATATTTTAAAACTAGCTTTGGCTGCTCTTATGGCAGAGAAAGGTGTCAAGAATGAGGAAAGCAAAGAAAACAGAGAAAAGGGAAATAAAAATAAATGAAAAAAAAGAAATTGAAATAATTAAAAAACCAGCTGATGAAAAACTTCTTGCTACAAAGTTTGCTACAACTCTTTTAAATATCTCAATTGTTTGTCAAAAACATAAAGAAGTTTGGGATAAAGAAATTAAAAAAAATGAAGGCTATATCAAATTTGATAAGTTCATGTTAATTAGTAAAACGAGAGCAGTAGCAGATAAAATATTTAATACTTATTTTGAGTCTGAAGATGAAGGAGAAGATGTTGAAAATAACTTATTTTATAGAGATGTGATTGGAAAACAAACTGAAAAATGTCTCAATGGAATTAGTGAAAATTTAATTTTAACTCTTGATGATATTAAACAAAGGCTTCCAGCTGGTTTCATGGGAACACTTGGTTCATGGGCTAGAATGGTAAAAGATTTAAATACTGCTAAAATGAGAGGGATTGCTAGAAAGATTGGAATTGATGAAAAAGAATTAAATAAATATTTGATTTATCTAATAAATATATGAATTGGGTATATCAAGATATAGCAATTCCTGAATTTTTATAATGAGGAATAAAAATGGAAAAATCTAAAAAATGGAAAACATTTGAAATCTCTCTTGAAAGACTTTTCATAGAAAAAGAAACTCAAAAAGCATATTTATTTAAATTTGAGATAGGTTTATTTGATGATTATCGTTTCTGGTATCCAAAAGTATTGGTAAATAAAATGCGTGAAAGTGTAGTAATTTCATATCAAAATAATAATGAGTTTCCAAGAAAAGTATTTCTTAACAAGAAAAAAGAACTAATTTTATCAATGCCTAATTTAATTGAGCTTTTAGATAAAGCAGAAATAAATTTTTATGATGATATAGAAAGATTGGAAACTTACATTCCAGAAAAAATTTTTAAAGAGGTTGAAATAGATGAGGAATTATTTGCCTGATCAATTAAATTGTATAAAAAAATTAAAAAAATTTAAAGTTGGAGCTTTATTTATGCAAGCAGGAACAGGAAAAACTCAAACTGCTGTTGGTATTATAAATTCAAGAGAAGATATAGATAAAGTTTTATGGTTTACACCTTGTCAAACTAAGAAAAATTTGAAAGAGGAACTTGAAAAGTGTTCTTTAAAATATGAAGTTGAAATAGTAGGAATAGAAACCTTAAGTAATTCTAAAAAAACTTATTTTGAATTATTAACAAAGTATTCAAGCTGTAATTTTTTCTGTGTTGTAGACGAAAGTATAAAAATAAAAAATTACTGTGTAAGAACTCAAAGAATAACAACAATTGGAAGAAAAGCAAAGTACCGTTTAATTTTAAATGGTACTCCTCTTTCAAAAAATTACCTGGATTTATATAACCAGTTTAATTTTTTGAGTGAAAAAATTTTTAAAATGAATTACAACGAATTTTATAACACATTTGTTATAGAAAAAAGAGTTGTTAAAAATCGTGTAATAAAAAAAAGATTGTTAGAAGGTTTCACAAATCTTGATTATTTATTTAGTTTAATAAGTCCTTTTATTTATAAAAGTGATTTGAAACTAGATATAAAAAAAGAAACTAAAATTGTTGAATATGTAGCAGAAGATAAAGTAATTGAAGACTATCTAATTTTAAAAGAAATTTTTATTGAAGGTATCAGGACAGAAGATGGACAACTATTAGGAAATCTTCAAAAATTACAACATTCTTATGCTGCTAGTTTAAATAAAAAAGAAGAATTAAAAAATCTTTTAAATAATCTTAAAAACGAAGGAGTTCCAACAAAAAAAATAATTATTTTTTATAAATATTTAGTTGAAGAAGAATTACTAAGAAATGAATTTAGTGAATATACTTTACTAAGTTTACAAAAGCATACATTTGGACTAAATTTACAAAGTTCAAATATAATTATTTTTTATAATTTATCTTGGGATTATGCACTAATGGAACAAGCAGAAAGTAGGATATATAGAACTGGACAGAAAGAAGATTGTAGAATATTTTATTTAATTTCCACATTTGGATTAGATGAAATGATTCAAAATAATTTAAAGAAAAAGGAAGATTTCTTATGGGAATTAAAACAAAAAACCATACAAGAAATTGAGGAGAAACTATGAAGATATATAAAGACCAAGATGTTTTATCTGCTGCAAGAGATAGATATAAATTTATCTTTAATAATTTTGATAATGTTTGTTTTTCTTTTAGTGGTGGAAAAGACAGTTCATTGATGATACAAATAGCTAATATAGTAGCTAAAAAACTTAATAAAGTTTTTGATGTTATGTATATTGATTTAGAAGCTCAATATAAACATACTATTGAACATGTGTATGAACTAAAAGAATTAAGTCAAATTAGAGACTTCTATCATATAGCTTTACCACTTTATTTAAGAAATGCAGTATCTGTTTTGCAACCAAAATGGATCTGCTGGAAACCAGAAGATAAAGAATTATGGGTAAGAGATTTACCAGAAGATAGTATAAATCTAACAAATAATTATCTACCATTTTATGATAGAGTTATGGAGTTTGAAGAATTTGTTCCTTCTTTTAATAAATGGTATGCAGATACTAAAGGTGGAATGTGTGCTGTTGGAGTTGGAATAAGAGCTGATGAAAGTCTTAATAGATTTAGGACAATTGCAATACCTAAGAATAAAGTTATGTTTAAAAACAAGCCTTGGACAACTCAAATTTATAAAAATACTTTTAATTTTTATCCTCTATATGATTTTAAAACCCAAGATGTTTGGGGAGCTGTATCATTGTTAGATTTAAAATATAATAAAATTTATGAATTGATGTATAAGAATGGACTATCAATTCATGAGCAAAGATTATGCCAACCCTATGGAGATGACCAAAGAAATGGACTGGACCAGTTTAAAGCTCTTGAAGCTGATACCTGGGAAAAAATTTTGAATAGAGTTAATGGAGTTAATTTTGGAAATATCTATTGTAGAAGTTATGCACTAGGAAATATAAAATCTTTTAAGCCTGATTTTATGACTTGGGAACAATATACTGTATTCTTATTAGAAAGCTTAGGACTTTATAATAGAGATTTAATGCTTCATTACTATGGAAAAATTAAAAAGTTCATGGAATGGTATAAAACACATGAAAATATAGATATTATTCCACAAGAATGTGAATTAAAACTTGAACAACAAAAAAAAGTTATTTCCTGGAGAAGAATTGCAAGAGCAATTGAAAGAAATGATTTCTATATGAAAAGATTATCTTTTGGTGAAAATAAAAAAGATAATGAAAAATTGCAACATTTAATGAAAAAATACAATAACTTATTGGAGGTAAAAAGATGAAAAAAATATCAATGGAAGTTTTAAATGTACAAATGGTTGATATAAATAAAGTTGTAGCTAATGACTATAATCCAAATAAAGTAGCTAAACCTGAAATGAAATTGCTAGAGAGATCAATAATTGATAATGGCTTCTGTATGCCTATTATTTGTATATATGATAAAGAAAATAATAAATATGTTATTGTTGATGGCTTTCATAGATATACTGTTTCTCTTAAATTAGAACTAGAAGAAGTTCCAGTTGTTGTTTTAAAACATGATATTAAAAAAAGAGTTGCTGCAACAATTCAATTCAATAGGGCCAGGGGAACACATCAAATTCCTGATATGGCAAAAATTGTTTTATCTCTTTTTGAAAAAGGATGGAATGATTATGAAATATCTGAACATTTAGGAATGGACTTAGATGAAGTTATTAGATTAAAACAAATGAATGGATTAAAAGAAGCATTTGCAAACCATATCTTCTCAAAAAGTTGGGAAGAATTTGAAAGAAATAATATAGAGGAGAAGGAATAAAAATGGATAATAAAGAAAACTTTAAAAGAAAAGAAGAAATAAAAGAAAAACTTGAAAAAATTGTAGAAAATCTGACTAAAAAAGCATTTGAAGAAGTTTTACTTGAACAATATTATGAAGTTGCAGAAAAATGTATAAATGAAAAACCTTATAATATTGAAAATCATTTGACTATGATAGGTTTTGCATTTGAAACAAATAAAATCATTTCTCTAATTAAAGATGAAAAAATAAAAGAAAAGTATGATGAAAAAGGGCAAATGATATGGGATAAATGGCAGGAAAAAATTAAAAGTACTGTAAATGGCTTTGATTTAATGCAAGCAATAAATAAAACTATGGAAAAAGAAACTAAAAATTAGGAGGATAAAATGGAGGATAACTTAAACCTTTTTGGATTTGGACAGCTTCCTAAGAAAGAAATAGTTAGAGAAGCTTCAATCAAAAGTATAGTAAAAAAAATACAAGATCTGGATCATAAATATAACTATGATGAAATATTCTTTGATTGGGTAAGATGTATGTTTTATACTTATGCAAATACTTGCAATAAAGTAGGTTATTCAGATAGGGAAGAAAAATTTAAAAGAATAGTAGATAAACATGGTAAAGGAGTAATTCAAGTTTTTCTTGAATGTCATGCTGAACTGGTAATGTTATTTGAAAAAGAAATAGATGATTACTTAGGGAAAATATATCATGAATTAGGTATTCACAATAAAATGAAAGGTCAATTTTTTACACCATTTCACCTTTCAAAACTTATGGCAGAAACAAGAGTTAATGAATTAATAAAAGAATTAAATTCAAAAAAAAGAATAAAAATAATTGATGCTGCATGTGGTTCAGGTTGTTTAATGCTGGGAATATTAGCAGTATTAAAAGAAAAAGGAATTAATTATCAAAAAAGAATTTTTATTAATTGTAGTGATTTAGATGAAAATACTATTCAAATGGCTTATGTTCAGTTGACTATTGTTGGAGCTAAAGCAAAATGTGAAAACAAAAATTCTTTAACAGGAGAAATATTTGGAAGATGGGATACATTTAATTATAGCATTAGTGGCAATATCTAGGAGTTAATGATGGAAGAAAATTTAATAACAGAATTTAAATATGAACTATTAAAGAGTTTTTCAGATGATGAAGCTTTTAAAATAGAGAGTATTTTAAGAAATATTCTTTATAGAAATGAAAATGCTTTAGTAGTGAGTGATGGGCAAGGAAATTTAGAATTAATTAAACAGTTTGTAATACAGAAAAAAGTACAGAACTTAAGTGATAAATCATTAAAATATTATGTTTTAACTCTTGAAAATTTTAATGAATTTTTAGGAAGCAAACCTTTTCAAAGTGTGACTTCTAATGATGTTATAAGCTTTTTAGGGGCAAAAATGTATAAAGATAAAGTTACATCAACTACAGCAAATAATCTTAGAAGAAATTTAAGTTCATTTTTTACTTTTTTGCAAGAGTTTGATTTTATAGTTAAAAACCCTATGGCTAGAGTAAAAAAGATAAACGAAGTTAGAGAAAAGAAAAAAGCTTTTTCTGCAACAGAATTAGCAAAAATAAGAAAGGTTTTTACCAATAAAAGGGATAGAGCAATATTTGAACTATTACTGCATTCTGGGATAAGAGTTGGAGGACTGTGTGGACTTAAATTTGATGATATAAACTTTTCTGAAAAAACTATAACAGTATTTGAAAAAGGTAGAAAATATAGAACTGTATATTTTAATGAAGAAGCTGAGTTTTATCTTAAAGAATACTTAGAAGAAAGAGAAAATTTAGATACAAATGATGAACATATTTTTGTTTCTCTTTTAAAACCATATAAAAAATTGCAAATTAGTGGTGTAGAAATAATGATTAGACAAGCTGGAAGAGAGGCTGGAGTTAAAAATGTTCATCCTCATAGATTCAGAAGAACATTCGCAACAACAGCTTGGAAAAAAGGAATGTCAATAATAGATATTAAAAATCTTTTGGGGCATAAGAAATTAGATACAACTCAAATTTATTTAGATGAAACAGAAGGTTTAACAAAAGCAGCATATAACAAAGTTTTTTAAAAGGAGTTAAAAATGAAAAATACACTAATTGACTTAAATAATTATCTTTTTGCTCAACTAGAAAGATTAAATGAAGAAGAGCTAGAAGGTGAAAAATTAGATACAGAAGTAATAAGAACAAAAGCAATAGTAAGTGTTGCATCTGCAATAGTAGGAAATGCTCATCTAGCATTACAAGCAATAAAAGCAAAAGATTCTATGCAAGGAGCAGATGTAAAATTTCCTGAAATGCTGGAGGGATAAATATGAAATTTACTAAAGAACAAATAACATTTTTAAAGAGCTTTAATGGAGAAAAAACTTATAAAGAATTAGTAAAACTATTTCAAGTCAAATACAAAATAGATTCTATTAGTTTAAGTTGTTTTAGAAAATGTTTAAGAAAAGTAAATATAGATTATAAATATGTAAAAACTAATAGAGGGTCTTTTAAAAGAGGTTTCATTCCTTGGAACAAAGGAAAAAAAACAGGAGTAAAACCTAGAAAATATGATAAAAATGGAGAAGTAGAATGGTTGGAAAAACCCATAGGAACTGAATCAATCACTAAAGATGGTTATACATTGATAAAGACTGAAGCTCCAAACACTTGGGAATATAAACAAAGAATAATTTGGAAAAGAGTAAATGGGGAAATCCCAAAAGGACATGTAATTATTTTTGCTGATGGAGATAAAACTAATTTTAATTTAGAAAATTTAATTTGTGTAACTAAGAATGAATTAAGACAATTAAATCGTTACGAATTAAAAAAAGATGATGCAGATTTAACGAAAGTTGGAATAGGAATAGTTAAATTAAAAGCTAAATTGTATAAGATAAAAAAAGGAGAAAAATGAAAGAATTTAAAATGAAAGCCTGGTTAAAAAAAGAAAATAAAATGGTTGCTATTATTGGAATTGATTTAAATTATCAATATATCAGATACACTGTTGATGGAAATCTTTTCAAAGATGATTATAAAATTGCTGATTTTAAAGATATAGAACTTTTACAATTTACTGGAACAAAAGATAAGGCAGGTCAAGAACTTTATGAAGCGGATGTAATTCTATTTAATGATGGTATCGATGATATTTATGGATTAATTTCCTATGATGATGATGAAGGTACTTATCGTGTTTCTTATGAAAATATTACAGAGCCTCTTTCAGATAGAGAAGGAGATTTTGAAATTGTTGGCAACATTTTTGAAAACCCTGACTTACATGAACAACTAGGATACTAGGTGACTGAAAATGGATATTTTTTATAAAAAGTAATTTAAGGAGGAAAAATGGAAATCAAAAAACCTAAAAATTTTAGAGATATATTAAGTTTACAAAAATATTTAGATGATAATATTAATAATATTAGAACTAGAACTTTTGAAGATATCAAGATGTCATTAATTGCAGAATGTGTTGAATTTAATGAGGAGACTATGTTTTCTCATAAAACTTGGAAAACAAAAGAATATCGTAGAGACAAGGAATTAGAAGAACTAACTGATGTTTATTTTTTCTTTGCTCAATTGATAAATTATCTTGATGATGATAAAAATGAAGCATTAAAGGAAGCTATTTGTTTTTCTTTTGAAGAAAAATATATTCATACAGATGAACCTGATATTTTAAGATTTATTCATTATGTCTATACTGATAAGTTAGCAATAGCTATGGATGAACTGATTGCAATTACATATCAATATAATTATACAACAGATAATATTTTAAATTCTTATTGGGTAAAATGGAAAAAAAACATGAGAAGAATAGGTAAAGAATGGAATTAGGTGGTAGAAATGACAGCACAAGAAATGAGAGCATCATTAGAAAAACAATTAGAGAAACTTCCATTTTTCATATCAACAAAAGATACTGCTGATTTTTTAGGAATTAGTAAAAGTAATCTTATAAGGAAAACTGAAACTGGAGAAATAAAATCTATAAGAAATGGAAAATTAATTAAAATACCAAAGGAATGTCTCATAGAGTATGTTTTAAATGCAATGTAAGAAATTAGTATATTGACTTTTTTTAATAGTTGCCTGATAATTCATTATCGGTAGCTATTAAAAAAAGATAAAGGAGGATTCTTGTATACATCAAGCTACACTAGAAAAAGAGGTAAGTTTTACCATTTAGTTTTTGAATATATAAAAAATAAGAAAAAAACTGTAAAATCAAAATCATCTAAAACTGATAATGAAGAATTAGCTGAAGAAATGCTAAAAGTTTTTGAAGAAGAATGTAGAAAATTTTTTGGGATATCTGAAGATAAAAAAAATAGCAGCAGAAAAAGTATTTTAAAAAAAATAGACCAGGATGTAAATTTATTTGATAAAGAAATTAGTTTCTGTAATTTCATTTTAGGATATGTCAAAATGAGATTTAAAACTATTGATGATGCAACCTACTCATCTTATTTATCAAATACAAAGATATCCATATTACCTTATTTTTTTAAAGAAAATAAGAAACTCAAGGATATAAATACATTTGACATTCAAAAGTATTATTTTCATGAATTAAATGTAAGAGGAGTTTCTGCTAATACAGTTATTCATTACCATAATCTTTTAAGTCTAACATTCAAGTATGCTCAAAAGATAGGAATAATAACCATTAATCCTATGTTGAATGTTGAAAAGCCTAAAAAGATCAGGTATATTGCAAAAGTTTATAATCATGAACAAATAAAAGAAATGCTTGAAATATTAAAAAAAGAAGATAAAGCACTGTATTTGGGAGTGGTTATAACTAGCTTCTTTGGTTTAAGAAGAAGCGAATTATTAGGGCTAAAATGGTCAGCAATAAATTTTGTAGATAATACAATGAGTATTGTCCATACTGTTACAGAAACTAATTTAGATGGTAAAAATATCTTAATAAAAAAAGATAAGACTAAGAGTACAGCTGGTTTAAGAAGTTTTGTTTTACCTGGTTCAATAAAAGAAATGCTCCTGGAATTAAAAGAGGAACAAAAGAGAAATAAAGAGAGATTAGGTAAAGGATATTACACAAAAGATGAAGAATATGTTTATGTTAATGAAGGTGGGGAACTACATAAGCCAAAGTTTTTGACAAATGGATTTAGAAAGTTCCTGGAAAAACACAATTTAACACATATTAGGTTTCATGATTTAAGACACAGTTGTGCTACAATATTGTGTGAAAGCAATGTTAATGTAAAAGACATTCAAATGTTTTTAGGACATAGCAGTGCTAAAACAACGATGGATATATATGTACATCAAATGAATAAGAGTAATTTATCAACAGTATCTATAATAAATGAAAAAATAGGTATCTGATAAACTTACTTAGTTAATCAAAATAAAAAAAGTTACCATTAAAAACAATGATAACCCAGATAATTTAATATTTTGGTTGACTTTTTACCCTGTCAAAACCTGTCAAAATAATTTTTTGAGTACCGCTAATACTCAATAAATCAAATGTTTATGGCGGTGAGAGAGGGATTTGAACCCTCGGTACCGAAACGGTACTCT